ATATCATCATTGACAAACAGTATATCATCATTGACAAACAGTATATCATCATTGACAAACAGTATATCATCATTGACAAACAGTATATCATCATTGACAAACAGTATATCATCATTGACAAACAGTATATCATCATTGACAAACAGTACAAAAGTGTGTCCACAAAAACAGTACTTCAAAATTTTTCCACTACTTACTTTTACAAAAAAAACATCTTCTTCTTTTTGATAGTATTGTTTGATATCCGAAACGAGATGCCAAATATAATGGTGTAAAATAAGTATTACCCATAAAGTTAATGCTAGCACCTGCAGCTAATAATATTTCAACTATACATCTATTGTTATTTTCAGCGGCTAAAATATCAGGGGTATACATTAAATACTACTAATTAGTAGTATTTAATCACATAAAGGCAGTGTAACTACTTCATCAAGCTCAAGAGTAATGTTTTAATTCTGTCAAGTTCTTGGATAGCTTGTTGAATCTGTTCATTGGTAGTATCCATTGGAAGAGATACTGTAAATGGATCTGGTAATTCCATCACACCAATATTGTTAAAATAAATATGGTTAATGATCCATTCAGTGAGTGGTTTTTTATCTGAATACCCATCAAGTTTAAACCGCATTGCTGCTGTGTTCATATCTGTATTAGGTCTATACATGCTATCAAGTTTGTATGATGTTTCAGATAGATTCGATGGTAATGTATATGAAAATACTTCTTGTTGCGGCCAGATTAGAAGATAAATTTCGTAACTTGTTGGATTTACCGCAACAGTTTCTCCAAAATGGTTTTTACGTATTTTCACATGTGAAAACTGGATATTTTCCAGGTTTGCTGTTTCAGCATTAATATTTAAACGAACACCGGTATTAAAACTATTCCCACTAAGGAGAATATTACCATTTGCACTAGAGGGTGTATGACCTTGTTCTGTATAAATAACATACCCTTGAGAGTTGATTGTAATCATATCTCCATCTGGATGAATGATGGTCAATACTTTGTTGGGATCATTCTGAATGAGAAATTTCTGAATTTTAAACAGAGGCATTTTATTGTAAGGAAAAAAAATAAGTGATTTATAGTTAATGTGTGAAAATTTAATAAATGGAATTATTAGAGTGGGCTGGATATTCCGTCGATGAAAATATTGGTTGTGGTCGTTTCGGATGTGTATATATGGTAATGAAAGATAAGTGTTTGTATGCTGCAAAGATTATACAGGATCATAATAAGAAGAGGTGGTTGCCGCTTCAAAATTTGAACAGTGAAGTTGAAATACTTCGTAAAATACACAAGTTACCCAATGTAGCTCATTTGATTGAAACATTACCGTCAATGGAATTTCCACGTGTGCTAATTATGGAATTTATACCTGGTATGACCTTGGATTTTTACTCACCGGTAATGGGAGCTCCTGGCTTTGATGAACTAATGTTACAGTCGATTGCGCAACAGTTATTAACTACAGTGGCATCACTTCATCAGTATGGTATCGCACATCGGGATATCAAATTGGACAACATTATATTTAATGATGGAAGAATAACACTGGTGGATTTTGGAACCGCAACTGTTCGAGGTACAACTAAATTAACCGGTAGCCTTTTGTATATGTCTCCGGAGATTCTTAATAATAATGATGACAGTGATGGGGGAAAATTCTATACACTAGATGCATTAAAACGTAGTGATATGTATGCAATTGGAATAACATTATATATGTTGGCAAATAAAGTTCCACCATTTCCAATTCACGATGTTACGTGTAGCGCAAACTTTCGACCTGAATTGGATAAATATCGGCCATCAGATATGCTAACAGAAATGACTGATATTCTAATATGTAACAAATTTAACGCATTATTAATTTAATTAATTAAATGGGATATAAACACTCAAAAGCTACTGTCAGTAATGTTGAAACCAGTATAAGCTATCTCATAATAATAGATACTCTCAAACACATGAGTTATCAAAATACCTTAACGGCTAAATTGGAAATCATTGAGCAGATTTGGAAAGAACATCCATCACCACAACAATGGTTAAGTATCGCTCATATCGTTGATAAGACTATTCTAACTTTGATTATTCATCGTGTTGATGCTGTTAACAAACTTCTATTCCTTGATATTCCCCTGAGTGACAGGTTAGTTAAAACATTAATCTACACCAAAGCTAACAAATGTTTGGATAGTGTTCAATTTACACCTTGTCAATGTATTGATATTGCAAATACCATTTACAGTCATTTCTATCATGATTATATGTTTCTATCAGTGTCTTTGAAAACTATTTACGCTACAGCATTGGAATGTTTGAATAGTGAACATATGGTTACTATCGGTGACCCCAATGAACAGGATCCAATCTCGTATGAGCAAATAACGTCTCCATTTTTAATGTGTAATAACCCTACCCGTACACATACCTACAACAAAAATACATATCAAGAATATTTACGAATACAAAAAGCTAACGCTATCTACTGTCCAGTATGTAGGAGTTTAATGAGACCATATTTATATACTATCGTATGAACAAATAATAATTACCTCCATTGAGGTAATTAAAAAGCAATGTAAATTACTTAAACCGACCCACATACAACTCGGATTCAACTCCTTTAATACTTATTCCCATATCATATGGTTGGGGTAGTAAGTGACTGTGAACAGTCGGCACATAATGATATGTTTCGACATCTTTAGATATCCAAATGCCGTTAAACGCTTCAACATCGATTTGGTCAGTTAATTTTACCCAACCGAGCTTCTTACTGATAATCTCCCCAACTTCTGCAGATGCCGTCGAGATCATTGTGTTTGAAAAACTTATTATTTCAGGGCTTATCACATTCAAGGTGTGTATCATCTCATGAGGATCTTGTGTAAAGAAATCATAATATGTTGTAATATTAGGGTCATCACGGTAGATGACACCAAGATTGAGACAACGATCAGTAACATCCATTGTGATGAGTTATCTGTAAATTATTAAAAATAAACATCATTTTTTTTTGGGTAATAAGAAGAGCTTGTTTTACCTTTTCCATGAATTCAACGGGTTCAAGGTGAATATTTTTCTGTAACCATTTGTGAAAATCATTCTCGACAGATTCATCAATCGTGTAACAATCTTTAAATATGTCTGGAAACTTGTGTATTCTTAAAGATGTATCTTCCTCTGGAAGTTCCATCACAATTTTTACAAGTTCAGGATTGTGACGATCCATTCTGAAAATCCACACCTATTTTTTCACGTATACGTAATATTTCCGCATCTGAAAGGTAGAAACGACCTTCATTTTGGTTTGATTGTTGATATCGAAAAGATATTTTTAAATTATTAAAATGGATCTGATTGCGCGTATCGACAAACGTGAACCAATTACACATCATATGTTATTGGTGACTCTTCCAACACCGACGGAGATGGCTTATTTTAAACGTTTAAATATAAGATTTTTACCATTAATGTATTATCCATATCTGTCCGAACTTATACGTAAATTTGGGGTACATATACCGAATGGTTACATTACAGAATTATGTATTAATATGGCACAACTTACCGATGAGGAATTACTATCACTCCTACCAAATTTGGTAGGGGGTGTTATCAGTTTTAAAAATGAACTAGCAACAGAAATTTTAGATCTCTTTGTTACTAGTTCTCGATATCGTGAACTTACAGTAATGATTGCTTTATATAATTGGACACAATTACGTGATTTAATTAAAAAGTATCCGGCCACTTCAATTCTAGCGAAACCTCTGGTAGATACCCTTGAAGACATAATGCCAGAAAACACGCAGTAGTAGCCATAACATCCTGGAGGGCATCGTGAACCTGAATAAATTCCCTATTGAACAATCTCTGATACAGATGAATGAGTTTAAGATTGAACTTAGCTCGATATGTGCAAATATGTTTACAGGTGCTTATACGGGTAATATAGTCCATAGTAGTGGTGATATCAAGGTGATTGGTAGCTCCAAGCCGGAAAATCTCGCTTAGAATAATATTCATATCAAATCTAAGATTATGTGCAACCAGAATAGTATCTGATGTAATATGGTTTACAAATTCAATGAGTGCATCCTTAACACATACAGTCGCACGCCCTGAAGTGTAAAGATCCGCAACTGGGCAAATGGTACTTGATGTTGGTGGTGTGCACAGGATATCTCTAGCAGTTATCAACTCCTGTGTATCTATGTCAAAGATTAAATATCCGAGTTGAAGTAACCGAGCATTGGTAAAATAAACCAGTTTAGTATAATCATATGCAAGTGGTATTCCACTTGTTTCACAATCAAAAACGATGACCTTCATCGCTATTTTAGAATTCTTATGTAGGTTTAAATTGATATTTAATTGAAGTATCAATTTTTTAAATGTCTGAGTATATTAACTATTGGTATACACAGGAGCATGTGCATCGACTCCGAAATATTTTCCTTACCAAATGCAATGACAATGTTTACAGAGGATCATACATAAATTGGGTAGGTTTAAGTCCCTCCTGGGACATACGTGTAGTTATTGATGTTTTTGATCATCAGTTTCCACCCGTATTAATGATAAACGATCTCTTGAATGAGAACATTGAATTTCATCTGTATTTGACACCGAGATATTATCTTGTGCCCTTTCTGAAGAGTAATATGTGTATTTCTATGGATTCGACATTGATACCAGTGCCAATGTCAAATCTATCTCAGATTGTATCCGATTCACATATTGTTTAGGAATACGCAAGTAAGGACACATATACGTGTTGAGCACCCATCTCTTTAGCAAAAGTCTTCAACCGTTCAAAATTGTCAGAAAAGTAAGGCAAATGATTTAAGCGATACGCATCTAATGCATATATCACAATAGATGGTTCATCGTTGTCAACAGCTACATTGATAATGTCAAATAGACGGTAAATCATACGCTTCGGAGTTGATGCGAACTGTGCAAGATTTACACCTTGAATAGAAGCACCCAAATGTGTAAGCAGAGCCATTACAGGCTTTTGAAAATCCAGATGTTCCTTTTTAGCCTGCTTGTATAATTCAGACAGAATGTATTGAGTGTGATATAAATAATGATCCAAATTTCCATATGAGATTACTATCTTTAATATCCTAATAAGGGTATTAACATCCTTAAGATGATACCCATGTTGAAATAGATACTGAAGAATATCACCAGCATCTGGATTTTGAGCCACATCTTCCAACCGAAGCCGATGATGAACTGCAGCCGCTATCACATCCGCTTCATCTCCATACTTGGCAATGGTTTCCGTAATCCCAGGAATATTCAGCTTGGAATACACATCATATATTGGAACATGCTGTTGGTGTGATAGAGTTACGTAGGTCATTACCTCCTGAAAAGTATCGGCTAAATATTGAGGGTTCACATGTATTAACTTTGCAACTGCACCATCCACATTCACAGCTGTTAATAGAATATCTACTAATTGTTGAACACTTGAAAATGACATTTTCAGTAATGAAATTTTCTTTTTCAATAAAAATGGCTACTAATGACACATTCTTTCCACCCTGGCAGGGACAATATGATTATTTTAATGATTACTCAGGTTATGGGTTTTCATCTACTCTACTACTGGCAAATAAATGGGGAACATATCCAGCACTTGCAGACGTTTGGGTAACAGTTAACATTATTCAAATGATGCTCCTCACAACCGGTGTGGGTATCAACAGTTATTTCCTCCACCGAGCGAAAGATGCACCTGGTGCTAACTATGTGGAAACTGAAACCACAACTCAAACTGTCCGCATTCTCTTAGTAATTAACCCATTTCTAACCATGACATGGCTGTTAATCACAGCTGGTATAAACACAATGATAGGGTTAGGGCTGGAGTTTTCAGCACCTGTAGCTGGATTTATTCTCATTCATGCTCTACTGGAATTTGCTATTATAGTACTTCGAATTCTAGTAATAATTAATGTTGATCAGCAGGGGCTTCTTCGAGTAAAATATATACTCATCGCAATTGGTGGTGCACTAGCAATGCTATCTCTAACTACCAATGATATCTATTACCGGCTAGCGTTCAGTGGAATTGCTCTTATTTCCGATATCGGCAATATAATTGTGTCACCTATCATGACGTGGAAGATTTGTAAACTCCTCAATAATGACACCAGTAGAGTTAAAACTGTTGAGATTCTTGGAATGATCTTTTCATATATTCACTTTCTCATCTATTATCCAACCGCTATTATGACAGTGTATGGGTATTTTGAACTAGCTGGGAGCTTCATGACAGTATTTACACTTTTGAATCTAATTCTGGAAGGTTATTACATCTACAAAAGTCGATTGCGAATTGGAGACAATAAACATATCACATATGTAATACTTCCTGTTTAAAAATGATTTCTTTTTTTTTTCAATGAAGATTATTCAAAAACAATGGAGGTTTTGAAACGCT